GAGGGAGAATAGTGTCAGTCAAGAGGTTGAAACGGAAACGGTGTCCACTCTGTGGGCAGGAATGGGGGATTAGCGCATGGACCCCCAATCCGCATTTGGCGGACGGGCTGTGGCATTGGTGTAACGCCTGTCTGTTCACATACAAGACGGCCATGCGGGAGAGCAAGGACTCCCTGGAGCGCGCCAAGCTCCGGAGGCAATACAGGAACGCCTATCACAGGGCCTACAACAAGGCAGTGGCCGGGAGGGAGAGAAACATCCGGAAGGCCGTCAGAGGGCGGCGCATGGGAAGAAAGGTTCTCCAGGCAGTCTTGCCCAAGAAACTGACCGTGGAGGTTCTGCGGCGGGAATCCGTGTATGCGGAGTTCATGCGGCTTCTCCCCCAATTGCGGAAGACCCCCACGTGGACCCTCTTCGAGGACCAGATTCTGGCCCGTTATGAGAAGGAAGCGGAGGACATGTTGGAACCCAGTCCTACCGAGAAGGTCAGGGTCTATAGGTTCTTGCCGGAGGAAGTCTACCCGGAGTTGGCATTGGCTACGTTCAATTGCTCCGTGGCCGTGGGGAACAGAATAGCGTCACAGCCCACAAGACCAGCCACGTGGGAGGATGATGCTAAAGAGTCTCTGGTCAGGCTGTCACAAGCCATAGCGGAGGTGGGATACTATGTCATACCAGAAGCTTAGGAAGTTCCGGGTAATGGCCGGGTTCAACGTGGAGGACGGGATAGTAGGAATCATGTATTCCGGGGACACGTTGGTGGTGGATAGGGCCAGCGGACTGGACCGCGTGGTCAGGGGCTCCGTGGAGGTAGGCGGACCCGTGAGGTTCCTGGAATTCGGGAAGCGCGTGGCACGCGCATTCATGGAAGACCCGGAGAAGGATATCCGGACGGCCAAGGTCTACGCCGGGAAGTTCCGGTTGGCCGTGGGAGACGTGACGCTGGACAAGTGGTGTTCAGGTCTCCAGGAACTGTTCAAGGACGGTGTGCAGTTCCACCGCGTAACCAAAATGAACCGTCTAATGTGCTAGCGGCCGAACTGAACGGAGGTCAACGGAATGAAGTTCTCACGAGCCAATCTTCAGGTAGTGAGAGTGGTTACACGGAATAAGGCGGACACGGTTCTCCGGCAGGTCCGGATAGACGCGGACGGGACAACCGTTGCTTCTGACGGAAACGCGGTCATGGCCGTGGAACCCGTGAGCGAGGACACCATCCGTGAGGAATCCGCCCTTCCGGCCTTCGCGTCTGAAACGGACGTTCCGGAGGACGGGGTAGGACTGGTCCCGGAAGTGGTCACGGAAGCCATACGGAATCTCCCCAAGGGGAACCTGGCCTTGGAACTGGGGTTCGTGGTCCTGACGGACTGTTCGGAGAAGGAGCAGCAGGTAGCTTTGACTACCACGGACCTGAAGATGAATAAGACCGTGGAAGGCTACATGGCGCGCAAGCGCTTCCCGGAGTGGCGAAGCATCCTGAAGCGGATCAAGCGCCGTTCCACACGCAAGGTCTGCCTCCACAGGAAGTCGTTGATTCGGTTGTTGAATGCTGTTGACGCGGCTTGCCCGGCCGGGGAGCCATTGGTCTTCCTGGAGTTCTCGGACACGCCGGAGACGGACGGCATTCTTCTACGCGCCGTGGCCGTGGAGACGGGGCAGAGAGTCATAGGCTATCTTATGCCTATGGATACGGGAGAGGACTGGTTGAAGCTGTCCCCGTGGGAGCAGTCCGTGTTTGCCCGCGCTATCAAGCGGTTGAAGGGAGGAAGGGTATGAAGTTCCCTTTGGAAGATGTTGGACGTGTGTGTCCTGTATGCGGACACTTCATGGGCAGCCTGCGGGTGACTGTCTGGCGAGGGAAGTCCATGCGTCTGGACAGTTACAGAATCTGTCTCTGCTGTGGGAGGGGCAGTTTCCAGAAGTGCTACGGGTGTGATAGGTCTACCCGTGGACGGATCAACTACAGGGGACGGGTTCTCCCCTGTTGCCCGGACTGTTTGTTCTGACCAAGAGGTTGAAGACTGGAGGTCCGAGGAATGCCATTGTGGTGGAGACGCTTGAAGGTGCGGATACGGCTGTGGTTCCTCCGGAGGAAGTTGCGGAGGTGTCAACGTGCATTCAACAAGTGGGCGGAGGCGCTGTCTGAGACCACACGCGCGGTCAAGTCCCTGCTGGACTACAGGGATGACCTGCGCGACGAGGGTTACAGGGATGACGGATAGGCGGAGAATCACCAAGCGCAGAAAGGCGGAGTCCGAGGACTTGTCCGGTCCCGTCCCTGCGGCCAATAGGGACGCTGGCGCTGGTGGTGCGCGTGGGTATGACGTGCCATTGGTTCGCCCGGGTTGGACGGATTTTGGAGACCTGTTCAATGAGGACCCGGACCGTGCTATCAAGTGTCAGGGGAAACCCCATGACCTGGGCGTGCGCGTGTTTACGGGAAGGCGTGCCCCTTACAAGGGGATAGACCTGTGCTTCTACTATCATGGTCCCCTGGACGAAGCCATACGGTGGCTGGCGGAGAACAGGACGGCGTTCCAACGAGTGGGGAAGCGGTTAGAAGAGCTTGAATGTCAGGCGAAGAGACAGAAGGGAGGTCCACCATGAGTGGAGGTTCAGCTTGTCAATGCACAGAAAGGCAAAAGCCCGTAGGAGAGAGGCAGTGGGTAGTCCGAAGATTGCGTTGTCACTACTCCGCGTTTGCGGGGTATAGATGCACGTGGTCCGAGTTCTCCGCCGTGCAGTGTCTGGCTTGCGGACGGCTGTGGAGAACCAAGGCCGCTTATGTGGATTTCCTGACGCACCAACCGTGGCTTGAAGAGGTAGCGCAGGACTCATAGGGGGTCTTGTCCGGGAGACAACATGTCTGCTGCGGCTAGGGGAGAACAAGGGAGGCGACCCCGTCACCTCCAAAAGCTAGACAAGGACAGTGGTGTTCTCGCTCCACCATGTCCGGACGGTAATGGTCGAAACGAGTTCCGGCTCTTCAGGACATTCCGGCCGGAACACGGTTGCCTCCGGGGAACCGTCAATCGTCCTCCCTCTCCCCAGCTTTCCATAAGGATTGGCGCGCGTGTGAAAGCGGAACGGGGCGGTCCCGTTCCGTGCAGATAGATAGTCATTTGGTTGGAGACTGACATGTCAGAGACACCCGTAGAAGGGAGCAGCGAAGTGACGTCGTATGCGATCAAGGGAACCTTTGGTCGCGGGAAGTCTGAGTTGGGGCAAGAAGTTCTGGAGACGTTGGCCGGAACCTTGCAGGCGGAATCCCCCGTGGCGGCGCTGCAAAGCGTGGTCAAGGACATCGGAGGGGAGAACAACTACAGGAACGTGGGCGTGTTCTGGATGCGCGGCGACCTGTATGTCTTCTCGGCCGTGGCCGTGGAGTGCGAACCCCAGTTGGTGGGGATAGCCACAATTCAGGAAGTGTGACCGGGAGAGACGGAACGGGGAGGGTAGGTCTCACGGACCTGCCTTCCCCGCTGTTTTGGGGAGTGGCAAAAATTTCTCTGGAAAAATTGAAAAAGTGGTTGACAAGGGGCAGATAAGGGGCTATATTCTATAACATGGTAAGGGACATTCAGACAACCCAAACGGAGACCAAAGGAATGGCATTCAAGGCATACATCCGGTTTGAAGAGAATGGGGAAGACAGGCTGTTGCGGGTCTTCCCCCGGTCCAAGAAGGTCCACACGTTCAGGACACAAGACGCCGCACAGAAGGCGCTTGAACGGAAGACTAGCGACTGGAAGCGTCCTATCAAGTGTGGCCACGTGGTTCCGGCCGGGTTCGGCGCTGTTCACACGTGGGATTGGTCTCGGGTTTTCAATGTTGCTCTTTAGGAGTGTAACTGTGGAGGTCCAGGGGATGCACAAGAAGCGGGACGGATACGGAGTGACGGGATACTGTGGTGGGATCACAGCCACAGTGGCCGTCTTCGGGGTTAGGGGAGACGCGGACAGGCTCAGACGTGTTCTGCGCAGTCCCCGCGGTGTGGCCGGGACATGGAACGGTCCTGTGCGCATGGCTACTCTGGCGCGTGCTATCCCGTTCTGCAAGGGATGGTCCGTGGCGCGGATAGTCAAGGCGTGGGATGACCACAAGCTTCCGACGTGGAGGGGATAGGATGGAGCCCGTAGCTAAAATCAGAACGTGGAAGGATTTGGTAGTGGCGTCTGGCGGGAAGATACTCGGGACGCATGAAGCCATGAGCCGCTCCCATTACACGGAAGTGGAAGCCTCAGACGGCTTTAGTTTTACGGTCAGGGATTCCAGCCACGGAAACTGGCGAACGAATGCTACCAGACGGGAGACCACGGTCAATATTCGCACAGGGAAATGGGCGTTGCGGCAAATAGCTATCAATCTGGGTTACAACGCGAAGCAGCTCAAAGGATTGAACCTGGATACCATTCGTGACATGACGCTTCTGGCGTCCAAGGAAAGAGCTAGTGTCTGATTACCTGAACCAGTATCTGGAGGTTCCGCGCGGGACGGTTCTTCGGGAGACCCGGAGAGCCGTCCTGATCCAGTGGGAACAGAGTGTGACTGGTTCCAAGAAAACGGCTGTCTGGGTCCCCCGTTCCGTCCTCCGGGAGGTGCGGAAGGGACCCTTTCCTCCCCAGCGGTTCCTACCCCGCTGGTTTCTACGCAAACGTGGTCTAGGCTGGTTGGTAGGCCAGTCTGAGATTTGATTGGAGGTCCAGGGAATGATTCTGGTCAAGACACAGGAAGACGCCAAGAGGCTGGAGCAGCTTGTGATACAAGCCGAACTGCTGTTGAAAGGGGCACTGGGAAGGATGACCGTAGCGGCTGTGGGGAAGGAAGACCTGACGGAATTCCGGCGGGAATGCCGGATAGCCGCTGAAGTCCACGGCGGACTCTGCACGTTGATCCAGGAAGCGGAGACAGTGGAGCAAGCACTGTGCGAACCCAAGCAGAGCTAGAAGCGGCATACGAGGTCAGGAACGGCGTCATAGTCACGCCGTGTGCCTACAAAGGGGAACCGCTGTGGGTCCCCTTCTACTGGGAAGCGGCTATGGAAGGCATGGCCGACGAGGTCCGTGGGGATCCATCCATTTTCCACGTGTGTGCAGGGGACCGTTGGGTCTGGCGAGAACTCCGGGAAAGCACACAGAGACTTCTCCTGAGCCAGAGCGGCGACCACATACACGGCGAGGAAGAAAGGGAGACATAATGAGCAAGCGACAGGAAAAGCCGAAGCGACAGACGCAACATGGATTGGCCGCTGTGAACTGGGAGAGGCGGGGCGACCTCTTCGAAGCGGCCGGGAACCGGATGGAAGTCTATGTGGCGCGGTTGAAGACGCTGGACGGCAGGCCGGCGGGAGTGGTCACGTTGGGGACCATGAAGCCTCCGGAGATACCCGGCATACTGGGGGAGCCGCTGGGGTTCCGAAACTGGACGCTGGGTCTGTGGGGGAATCCCGGAGAGGACGGACAGCGGGAACTCTACTTCCATATGGGGATCACAGGGGAGGGAAAGGACCCGGCGGCGGATGCACAGCGCAACGCCGGACTGGTGGTCATGGGAATAGCGGGTTGGATTGAAGAGGTCTTCAACCAGCCGGTCAAGAAGGGTCTGGACGTGTTCATGGCGCAATCGGACGGGGCGTTGAACGGGGAGGACCACAATGGGAAGGCGTGAAGGTCTGGTTCCGTTCGGGACCGAAAGCGTGTTCTACTCCCCGTGGGAACACAACGGGTGTCTGCGTTTGATAGGTGGTCCTCTGGCGGAGGATCACGGCGGCGGGGAGGTAGTGACCATCCCGGACGTGAAGGTGGTTTCCGTGCCTCTGGCGTTGATCCTGTGGAAGGACAGGGGGATTGAAGCCGGGGTGTCTCACGTCTACCTCTTGGAGGACCTGCAAATGCGTCCTCTGGTCCTGACCTACAGGTGGTGGGGGCCGGAGAAGGAATGGTGGAGGAAGAAATGTCCCCTGCAATCAGACTAGGCCAATGGACGGAATCTGCAATCAGTGTCTGGACCAAGCAGCTACGTTCCCCGGTCCAGGTAGACGGGAAGGTGGTTGGGGAGGTGGCGCTGTGGAGGTGGCGGGAGGAAGCCTTCAGAACGGATGTTGTGCGCCGGTCTCAGGACTGGTGGTTCGTCCAGTTCCTGCGGCTGGGAGAGACGTTCTGTTCGGACGTGGCCGTCAATCTGGACGTCCCTGGAGCTTGTTGTGTTGGAACGGCCCAGGCGGCGGTTCTCCCGTGGCTGAAAACCTTGTTGGCGACAGAAGGGAAGGTGAACAGTGGCGTTTGACATAGGCAGGTGGTTTCCCACTCAGGAGCAATTCACGGACTCATGGCAAGTCAACTTCGGCTTGGACGGGAAGTGCATAGGACACCTCCGGGTGTGGCGGTGGAACAGCGCCGGGAGACAGCGCACAGGATGCAAGGAAGTTGTGTGGCACGTCCAGGTCATCCCACCGGGAGGGTTCTACACGGCGTGTGAATCGCACGTCTTGAAAGCTTCTGCCCTTGGGGATGGTGTGGAGGGAGCGGGGGAGGCACAGCGTGAGGCGCTGGAGTGGTTCGGCAGACACTCTATGAAGCGGATACGGGATATGATGGTTCGAGACGTGGAAGTGGTGGACTGGAAGCTGGCGGATTCCGTGGACGACTCCGGAGTGTTCGAGACATGGAAGGCGCGGGTCCTGCTGGACCACAAACTGTTGGGAGAACTCCAGGTCTGGAGGTGGGGTCTGTCCGGGAAGGTCCGGCCGGACAGCCTGAAGGCTCCGTTCTGGCGGACACAGTTCATTCCGTATGGGGCGGTCTTCAGCCCGGAAGGCAGTTTCGCTCTGCAAGTGGCGGAGGTTCTTCCCCCGGAAGCGGCCATTCAAGGGGCGCTGGACTGGTTGGAGGCGGATAAGGGTTGGCGGTGCGGCAGGGGGTCGGGATTAGCGTGTTACTCGGTAGGTCCGCGGTGGGATGACACGCACGTGGAGTTCCCGTTGACCAGACCCAAGGACCGGGTAGTCCGTCACGGCGTGGAACTCCTGCGGAACGACGCGCACTACGGAAACGTTTACGTCTGGCGCTTCGGTCCCGAGAACCGGGAGGATGACTCCTGGAGGTGGTGCGTGGAATGGGAAGGCCGGAGAGCGTCCGGAAACTGCGGATGCACGGACCCGGAAGAGGCGCTTTTGTTCGCCGTGAAGCTGGCGGAAGAGAACGTGGAGTGGCTGAACAGGACGCCCGGACTCTGACGGCGTGTAGGAACGAAGTTCACAGAAGACGGTCAGGGGACTGGAGTTGGGAGGACTCCGGTCCCCTTTTTCATGGGGTTGCTATGGGGTTCTTCAGATATTGTAAAGGTAGGTCCGGAAGGTTGGAAGGGGTCAGACGGTCATAGAGGGTATGTTATGGTGGGTTTTGAGGGTGTGGGGAGGGGGTGAAAGACACGACCTCTCCTGTCTGCTTTTCCCCTTGACCGGGGGAGATTCGCCTACCAAGATTGAATATGCGGAAGGGACGTGACAACATAGCAACCGGAAACCAACCAACAGCATGGCCAAGAAGTCTACAAACAAGGGAGACAACCCAAAGAAAAGAATCCCGGACGGCGGGGACGGGGGAAAGAGTGAACGTGTTATTACCAAGACGCGGATACGGCCCAATCCGGAGACACAGGAGAGACGGCGGAGAGAGGGAAAGCCTCCCCTTCCCAAGCAGGTCATGCGCAACCTGTCCTTCTGGGAGAAGGGACATTCAGGGAACCCGTCAGGCAGGCGTAAAGGCTACAAACCATTAGCGCCTATGCTGCGCAAGTTATTGAACAAAGTAGACAAGAAGACCGGCAAGAGTCTAGGGCAGGAGATAGTGGAGAAGTGCGCGGAGCGCGCGGCGTTCGGGGATGACAAGTTCGCTCGGCTGGTCTTCGACAGGGTAGACGGGAAAGCGCCGGACGCCACGGCTCAGAGGCTGTTTGAGGAAGCCTATGAAAGCTTCCTGGACGACTTCCTGGAGGCTGTCAAAGGGACGGTCAAATCCCCTGCGGACCGCGCGCGTATTCTGGAGAGGCTGGGTCTGGAGGTCCCCGAGGTTCCTTCCCCAGCATCCCCGGAAGGGGAAAGGCAGGAGCCGGATGACGTGGAGACGGACCCGGAGAAGACCCGGCAGGATGCTATCCGGTTCTACACGTCTATCCGTGACAATCCCACTGAAGCGGCGGCGTTGCGGCTAAAGGCGCAAGAGAGATTGGACGTATTGTTGGGGCACCTCCCCGACCTGGAAACGGATGATCCGGAGGAACTGGGGAATTACCTAGTGCGGTTCGTCAAGCAGGCTCAGACGTTGGGAGGCGCACCGGCTTCCCCGGAAGGGGAGGGAGAAGTTGCGAGGGAGTCAGGCAGGCGGACGGGGACCGGGACTGACGGGAACACCTCTCCACATACTAGCTCTAAAACTGGAGGGAACACGAGAGGTCCGGTCAAGTCCCGGTCTACCACTTCTGTGGCCAAAGGCAAGCGGGGGAAACGCGCATGACCACCAGCGTGGCCACGCCCCAGCAGCAGCAGCGGAGGTCCAGAAGGGGCCGGAGACAGGCGAGGGAATCCCTTTACGTCCTGACGGATAGATGGTCTCCCCTGCGCTACCACGCTGAACAGGCACGGTTGTGGAACTCCAGGGCGCGGTTCCGTGTGGTCCACGCGGGGAGACGGTCAGGCAAGACCGAACTGGCCAAACGGTATCTGGTCAAGTGTGCGCTGGCGTGTGAGAGACCGCATGGCTGGTTCGTCTATGCTGCCCCCACGTTTGCGCAGGCCAAGCAAATCTACTGGCATGACGCCAAGGCGCTGGTTCCGCGTCGTCTCATGGCCGGGAAGCCTAACGAGTCAGAGTTGACTATCCGACTGCGGAACGGCGCGGATATCACGGTTCTGGGTCTTGACCGACCGGAGAGGTTGGAGGGAAGAGACCTGGACGGGATAGACATTGACGAATATGGCAACATGAAGAAAAGCGTCTGGCATGAGCACGTTCGTCCCGCGTTGTCCACTCCAGGCCGTCCGGGATGGGCATGGTTGTTCGGAGTTCCGGAGGGACGCAACCACTACTATGACTTGGCCGAATATGCCAAGGGACCGGACCCGGAGTGGGATTGCTTCTGGTGGCATTCAGCGGACATTCTGGACGCCAAGGAAATGGAAGCAGTCAGGCGGGAAATGGACGAGCGAACTCTGAGGCAGGAATACGGGGGAGAGTTCGTGGACTTTGCGGGAAGGGCTTATTACCCCTTCACACGAGAACTCCACGCTACCGAGAACCTGTCCGGCTACTATGATCCGCGTGACGACTTGATACTTTGTTTTGACTTCAACGTGTCTCCAGGCGTGGCCGCTGTGTGTCAGGAGAGATTCTACACGGGAGACAACCCGGACGTGGAGAAGTCCAAACCAATCACGATGGTCATAGGCGAGGTCTGGATAGAGAGAGGGTCCAACACGCCTATGGTCTGCCGGAGACTGGTGGAGGACTGGAAGGAACACAAGGGACGTGTTCTGTGCTACGGAGACGCCACGGGAGGGGCAAAAGGAACGGCCAAGGTGCAAGGGTCCGACATAGACTTGATACCAGCGGAACTCCGGCCGCACTTCCAGCCGGGTCCGGTCTACATGCGGTTCCCAAAGGCCAACCCTGCCGTGCGGTCCAGAATCAACGCTGTCAACACCCGTCTCCTGACTGCGGACGGGAAGGTCAAACTGCTCGTGGACCCGGCCAAAGCGCCGCACGTGGTCAAGGACCTGGAGGGGGTCACGGTCAAGGAAGGTTCCGCCGGAGAACTGGACAAGGATGGTTCGTTGGAACTCACACACATTTCTGATGGACTAGGTTACTACTTGGCTAAGGACTTCCCGGTCCGGACTCCGGGAGTGGTTCAAGTGACCAGCCTGTAGGAGCAGAGACATGCCGATAGAAGACTGGGTTTGTTGTGTGGTTACGCTGAAGAGCGGAGTATCACACACCATATACCTGGACAGGGACTTGGCCTGTGGAGTCTGCAAGGTGGTGGAAAAGGCCGTGGCTTCCCCTGACACGGACAGGCAAATCCTGCTCATCGGGAGGATCAAAAACCCGGCCGGGAACGGGTTGGTCCTGGAGAGGACCTTGGTGGTGGCGACGGACCGGATAGCGTCCGTGGAATTCACGGACGCGCCCCAGTTCGTCTACCCGGTTACGATTACTCCGCAAGTGGAGGATGACAATGGCAACGAAGACGGCGCACAAGGGAACCCCCAAACGTGACGGGTCCGGACGCGGCATGAGAACAAACCGTGGACGCGGAGGGTGCTCAACCACGCAACGGACGGGGAAAGGGAGGACAAGACAATGAGGATGAAAGGGTCATGGAAGACCACGGCGGCGGGAATCTTCGCCATTCTGGGAGGACTGGGAACCATTCTCCACGGGGTCCTGACAGAGGAACCCACACAGTGGGAGGTTGCTCTTACGTCCATAGCCTCCGGGATAGGTCTCCTGTGTGCAAGAGACAACAACAGGAGTTCGGAGGACGTGGGGGTGCAGCGCCGTGGCAACGGACCTCCCCCGCCCCAGCACGCTAATTGCAGGTGCGTTCCCCCTGTAGATGACAGGACAGAGGCGTTGTGTGGAATTGGGGACACGGATGACGTGGACACACCAGACGCTGATTCTCTAAACCGGGGAGTCTGAGACTCCCGCACTTCTGAAAGGAGCAATGACGTGAGACACATTGGACTATCGTGCATGGTGGTTCTGCTGCTGATTTGCACAGCAGGCGTTGACGTGGGAGACACCGCGGACCCTGACGTTCAGACCCTCCAGGTCCTGGACAATGCGGCCGTGATCCTCCCGGAGGTGGCCAGCCTGGAGAAGGTTGACTTCCGCGTGGAGAGGACGTGCAGGGACGCTATGTGGTTGCCTACGCCGCATAGTGCCCTATGTTCTCTCAGTTGTGCGGGTTGTGCGGACCCTCCCTCTATTACGTCACTCCGGGAGAGTCTGGACATAGCCCATTTGATCCGACGACACAGATACTATGAATCCGCAAACCATTCTCTGAGCAGACGCCGGGACGGCCTTGTCCTGCGAATGAACTGGAGGTCCGCAGTCCTCCGGACGTGCTAGCTACGGCGGGTGAAACCCGCCTCCACACCCTTGGCAATGTGGGCATGGGGTGCGATTGTGCAGACCGGAGGAACGGACATGATTTCAGACGCGCTACACGGGTTGGGAAAGGCTGTGGGAGAGGTTCTGAAGGTGGCGTTGCCGTGGTTGCGGAAAGAGACCACCAAACAGAAGTCGGTCAAGGCCGTGGGAGACAATAAGGACCTGCGGCGGGACATTGACAGGACCATCCGGGAGGAGCTGGAAAGGTGATACAGCCGGGAGACAAGCTACAGGTGAGAATAGATGGAACAAGCCACGTCATGGACGCGGACACCTTCACGGTCACGGCCGTCAAATCCTCTTCCCCCAGCAGACCGCAGGCGGCGCATAGGGCACTTTACGCGGTCCCGCGTCCAAAGGTTCCGGGGAACCGTCACAATGCGCGTGTGGAGGCGTTGCGGCAGTCCAGAGAGGCACAGAGGCGGAAGGGCCACCAGCGGAGACGAAGGCAGAGGTCATCCGCCACAAGACGGAACCTGCTCACTCTGCTGGCAACCGTAGCACTCATGGTGGTAACTGCCGGTTGTGCGCTCTTCCGTCCGCCTCCCATAGTCAGACACCCCCAGACGCCGGTCCTGATTACGGAAGTCTCCGGGTCCAAGATCAAGGTGGCCGTGTATGACCGGGAGAACAACAGCATGATAGACGCCGGTTGGACCGAGATTTCCGGATACGCGGGTTGGACGCTGGCGCCCTACGATTGGGAAGATTACCTGGAGAGGAACGCGGACTATGCCGACACAGAAACCGGAAGATAGCGCTATCTTCAAGCTGGGAGAACTGACTGCGCAGGTCAAAACTCTGACCACCAGCGTGGGCAATATGGAAACCAAGCTGGAAGGAACCGTCACCCGTATCTTTACCAAGCTGGATGCACAAGACGCGGGTTTGAGGGAACTGGTATCAGCAGAGGTAGGCAAGGTCTCCACGCACCCCACACCCTGTCAGGAACTGCGAGACCTCCAGGGAGTAGTTCAAGCAGGCCAGACGGAAATACGGTCCGTTTGGAACACGATAGCCACAGTTGGTCCTACAGTGGGAACCATCCTGGCCCTTCTCATATCCGCAATGGCTATGTGGGGCGCCTGGAAAGCCGAAGCAAGAGGACAAGCCAATGCCGAGCCCAGACACAGCGTCGTTGAACAAAGATAACGTCTCCACCACGTCCGTGGCCTATGATGCAATGGCCGTCAAGTGGCCGCTGCTGCACGACCTCTTGGGCGGGACGCTGGCCATGCAGGCCGCAGGGGAAAAATGGCTTCCCAAGGAGCCCAAAGAGGAAGACCACGCCTATCAACTCCGCCTGGAGAGGTCACAACTATACAACGGCTACGGGGACACTATCAAACGTCTGACGAGCCGTCCGTTCTCCAAACCAGTCACCACCAGCGTGGAACTTCCCGAGAGGCTGGAACTCCTGCTGGCCAACGCGGACAACGCCGGAGGCGATATTACCCAGTTCGCGCGGGAGGTCTTCAGGACTATGGCTATCTACGGGATGGCCCACATTCTGGTGGACTCTCCCCCGGACCCGGTTGCAGGAACCAAGACTCTGGCGGATGAAAAGGCCGCAGGGACACACCCTTACTTCGTGTTGATTCAACCGCCCCAATTGTTGGGATACAAGACGCGCGTGGGGTCTGACGGTCTCCCGGAACTCTCCCAAATCCGAATCTATGAACGGGTGATAGAGGATGACGGGGACTACGCCAGCAAAGAGATTGAGCAAATCCGTGTCTACAACGCGGACGGGACATGGGAGATACACAGGAAGCGCACAGAGGAAGACAAGTCTATCCGGTGGGTCCTTCACGAGGACGGGGAGCACTCGTATCCTGGAATACCTCTTGTGACCGTCTATGCGGACAAGATAGGCTACATGCAGGCCAACCCTCCCCTGGAGGACTTGGCGTGGGTCAACCTGGAACATTGGCAATCCCGCAGTGACCAAAAGAACATCCTGCGTATAGCCCGTGTCGGAATCCTGTTCGCCTCCGGATTCCTCACGGAAGAGATAGAAGCCGGGATCACAGTAGGTCCCTCCCGTATGGTGGCTTCTACCAATCCGGACGCCAAGCTGCAATACGTAGAACACACAGGCAAGGCCATAGAGTCCGGAGAGACGGATATAGCCCACTTGGAGGAACGCATGGAAGTGCTTGGCCAACAGCCTTTCCTCCAGCGTTCCGGGGCACAGACGGCCACAGGGAAGGCCATAGATGAAAGTCGGACGCAATCCGATATCCAGGCGTGGATTCAATCCCTGGAGAACGGTTTGTGGTATGCCTTCCATCGCGCCGCCGTATGGCTGGGGGAGAAAATCCCGAAAGGGTTCTCGGTCAACGTGTTCTCTGACTTCTCTATCTCGTGGGGACGAACGGAGGACGTGAAGGCCCTTCAGGCCATGCGAGACAAGAGACAGATTACACAGCAGACGTTCTTGACCGAGGTCAAGCGGCGCGGTCTGCTGGGGGATTCCGTGGACGTGGAGAGGGAGGTAGCCTATACACAGGCTGAAACGTCAGGTCCGTCAATGGACCTGGAGGGATACATCCCGCCGGATGACGAACAGGAGACGGACGGCGAAGAGGAACCTGTAGACGCCAGTCCCCTGGACGCAACAGAACAAACGGAGGAATAGCATGTCCAACAAAGCATCCGCTGAAGAGAAACGCTGGAAGGCGGAGAATGACGCACACACGCTGGCGGAAGCGGAGACTATCAAGGCCGACAAGTCGCGCCTCTCCGCTGCACGCAAAGTGGCCGAGACACAAGCCACTGAAATGCGCGACAGGGCCAACGCCATGTCCCGCATAGCCGGAAAGGGTCCTTCCCCCAGCAACGGAAAGGGAGAAGGCGGAACCAAGTCCAGGTCCGGCGGGTCCTCTTCCAGCAGAGGTCCGGCCAAGGCGGCTCACGTCCCGGACATGTCCAAGAGGTTCTACAATGGATAAGTCCAAAGTCCGTGAGATAGTCCAGGAGACAGCGCCTTGGCTGATATGGGCGTTGCAATTGCAGGACTGGAACATTCAGATAGCGTATGAGACGCTGGCCAGTGAGAACACAGCTACAGGGTTCCACGCGGACGCCAAGATAGACAAAGTGACTGGTTCCCAACGCGCGCTAATCACTCTGGATCATGACGCGCTTCACACCAGACAGCAGGTCCTAGGCGCTTTGGGGCATGAACTTCTGCATATCTTCCACCAAGGGTTCGACCTCTACGGAAACGCCGTAGACGCTGTAGCGCCGGACACCGCGGCTGTGATCCTGGAGAGGGTCTTCTATGACGCCAGAGAAGCTATGGTGCGTCGCGTGGAGAGAATGCTGTCCGGGGGTCTGTGTCTGGATTGGGAGGCTGTCATAGCGCAGGCCAAGGAACGCGCGGCCGGTTTTGTCCCCAAAGGCGAGGTGACTGAAGTTGGCGAAGAGGATAACTAGGGAGCAGGTCAAGCGGCTGGTCAGACCTGTCAACCAAAAGCTGGTGGACAAGGCTATCCTCCACGCCCACTTTATCAACCGCTACTCCAACACAGAAACCAACAAGATATTGGTTTTCTTGAATAGGGAAGTATTCCCTGATTTGGTCTATCAGATACAACGACGTTTGGCTGTTATGAAGAAGAGGGGGTTTGACAAAGGACCGTGGACCACGGAACACCTCCGGGAATTGCTGGCCACTTCCGATGCTATCTTCCGGGAGGGATTGGGGGAGGCGGGAGCATCCCTCCGGCAGGACCTGAAGGCATGGTCCGTCTCGGAGGCTGAACATGAACGCGCCGTCTTGGCGGCGGAGACCAGTCCGTGGAACATAGAGTTCTCCACTCCCAACGTCCAGACGTTGCATTCCATAGTCACTTCTGAACCGTTCCAGGGTAAGGTTCTGAACAAGTGGTGGTCCGGCGTGGAGGCGTCTGCCAAGGACGGTATCCGCAGGCAGGTAACACAGGGAATAGCCGAGGGCCAGACCATCCCGCAGATAGTCCGGCGTCTGGTGGGAACCCAAGCTGCGGCGTTTGGAGACGGGGAGTTGGGGAAGATACGCCGGAACGCTGAAGCCGTAGCACGGACGGCTATCAACCATGTCTCCACTCAGGCGCGGGAGTCCATCTATGAAGCCAACTCTGACGTGATAGCAGGGGTTCAGTATGTGGCCACCTTGGACGCCAGAACCACGGAAATCTGTATGTCCCTGGACGGCAGGGTCTTCGGCATACGGGAGGGTCCAAGACCTCCAATGCACTTCAATTGCAGGTCCACTACAGTTCCTGCCCTGAAGTCATGGAAACAGCTTGGGATAAACCTGCGAGAAGCGCCGTTGGGAACACGCGCCACGCTGGACGGACAGGTCTCTGAGAGAGTGACATACAGTCAGTGGCTCAAGTCGCAACCGCAAGCTGTCCAGGTAGCCGCACTGGGAAAGGCCAAGGCCGAACTGTTCAGCAAGGGGATGCCCATAGATAAGTTCGTCAACGACAAGGGCCAAACTGTTCCTGTGAAGGTCCTGGAGAAAATGAGAATACCTTCGTCTGTGAAGTCCATACGGACTGGCGGGAGGTCCAGGTGAGCACATACGCCACTCCCAGCCACAGCAAACCGGATACCTACTGCTTTGGCTGTGACGGAAAAATTGAATTTCCGTCACTACTTAGAGGAATCCGTTTTGGCGTCAAAGCACAGAGAGAGATAGAATGCAGGTAACACGGGTAGTGCATGGAAGTGATTGGACGGGAAGTCCAAGGGTTGTCGGCCGACCCTTTTCGGCCGGAGGACGGGAAGTCCAAGGATAGGGAGGACGTAAGATGGCCCTTGACGCAATAAGGGATTCGCTGGAGGGACTGCCGGAAGACGTGGCGCGTGAATACGTGGAAATCACGCTGGGAGAAGGAAGCAACGCCAGAAAGCTGTTCAAGCTGGACGTAACGCCGCAGGAAGGCTTTGAACTGGACAACGTGTCCGGCCTGCGGTCTGCACTGGGAAAGGAGCGTGACGGGAGACGAACTGCGGAAGACAAGCTGAAGCCTTACGATGGACTTGACGTGGAGAAGGCCCGACAGGCCATGCAGAAGATGGACGACATGGCCAATTGGAATCCAGACAAAGAGGTCGCGGAACGGATTCAGGCCAGAGAGCGCCAGCTTGTCCAGAAGCATACGGAGAAGGTGGACGAATTGACCGGCGAAATCAAGTCGCGCGACACACAGATTTCCAAGCTGGTCCTGGAGTCACAGGCCCAAGCGGCCATTGACAAGTATCAGGGTTCCTCTCTGTTGCTGCTTCCGCACGTCCTCCGCCAGACCAAGCTTCGCCGCTTGGACAACGGGGACTTCGTGGCGGAGGTGGTGGATTCTGACGGGATTCCCCGGATAGGGGACTCCACGGGAGGAGCCATGACCATAGACCAACTCGTCGCCGAAATGCGCAGCAAGCAGGAATACTCCGGGGCATTTCGTGGAAGCGGAGCACGTGGAAGCGGAGCAGGCGGGACGCCGCCCGCAAACGGAGGCGGGACACCTCCCAACCCCAGAAGGGGAGTCAAGACAATCCACGTGACGGATACGGATGCTATCAACCGCAACCTGGACAAGATAGCCACTGGGGAAATCACTGTGGTTGGAGGCAAGGGCGGCGGAGTCACGCGGGACGACGTGACAAGGTCGGAACCCGGACAGGTGCAAGCAGAGTAGACGTGGCGTTGTAAATCCGTGGGATACGGTCGCGTCTGGGATGGGCGCGCAAAAGGGTGTTCTGGTTCACTCGGTCAGGTAGCCATTCAGAAAGGATAGAAACATGGCAAACGACCTTTCAGCAATCATGCACAAGATTCTTGCCAAGGGCGTTGTGACCCTGCGCGAGCAGTGCATGATGATTCGGCTTGTCAACACTGACTACGAAGCCGAAGCCAAGGAAAAAGGCGACAGGATTGACATCCCGGTTCCCGTCGCTGTAGGAACTCGTGACGTGACCCCCGGAGTCACGGCCCCCACGCCGGTTGACACCACTCCCACCAAGGTCCAGGTGGTTCTTGACCAGTGGAAACAGACCGATCCGTTCCACCTCACGGACAAGGACCTCGTGGAGATTGACCGGAACGAACACTTCATGCCCGGTCAAATGGGAGAGGCTATCAAGTCTCTGGCCAATCTGGTCAACCAGTATCTCCACTCCCTCTATGTCAACGACAGTCAGGGAGTCTACGGGTTCCACGGGACCCCCGGAACCACGCCGTTCAACGCCACTGACGGAACGTCATCCGCCACAGGCGTCCGGAAGGTTCTCCACCGCCAACTCTGTCCGCGTTCCGGACGACGTGCGGTTCTGGACTTCGACGCTGGCGCGAACGCGCTGGACCTCGAAGCCTTCAGGTCCGCCGAGAAGGTCATGTCCAAGGACGTGGTGATAGAGGGTGAAATCGGCCGGAAATACGGCATTGACTGGTTCGAGGATGACCACGTCTCCACACACACAGCAGGGACCATCGCAGACGCTTCCGCCGGGAGAACGTGCGCAGTCAACAACGCGAGCGGATACGCGGCCGGGATTGACACGATCAACGTCAACAACGGTGCGGAAGCTTCCGTGACCGGGACAATCGTCCGCGGTGACATAATCTCGTTCGCCAGTCACGACCAGACCTATTGCGTCGTGTCCAACACGGGGAGCGCACAGTTCAACGATACGACCAAGGAATACACGTTCGCAACGAATGCTATCGCTGGTCTGAAGTTCTACCCCGCGCTCACCACGGCCGTGGCGGACAACGACGTCATCACGGTCAAGGCCACTCACGTGGTCAACCTTGCCTTCCACAGGGACGCCTTCGCCTTCGGTTCGCGTCCGCTGCTGGGGGCAACGTCCGAGTTCCAGCTCGGTTCGCTCATGGTCGCCGCGCAGGACCCGTTGACGGGTCTGGCCCTCCGCTTGGAGGTCAAGCGCCAACACAAACAGGTCAGTTGGGAATTCGACGTTCTCTACGGCGGGTTGCTGGTTCGCCCCCAGCTTTGCGCCCGTCTGGGAGGCTAGTCGCGTTTCCATTGACGTAAAGGTCGCCGGGAACCTCCAATCCCGGAGGGAAGGGTAGGTGGGAGACGTGCAAGACACAGGGAGGAACAGAATGGGAAAGGTCATCATCTTTGAGACCGTAGAGATAGTGGGTCCGGGAGGAAGGTCCCGCGTGAGAAAGGACCAAGTGGCGTCTTATCTCCGCCGGGATGGTTTCAGGCTGGCCCCTGCGGATGACCCCACGCCGGAAGCTCAGGCGAACCCCGAACCGGAGGCGGAGGAAATCCTTTCTCCCCAGCAACCGGAAGCGGTTGAAGCGGATGACGGCGCGGACGAAGAACCCGACGTTGTTGACAGCGCCGAAGAGGAAGAGGAAGAGGAAGAGGAACCGGAAGACGGTTTCGACGACATGTCCTACCGAGACCTCCAGGCGCTGTGTGTGGAGAGAGATATCCCGGCCACAGGGACGCGCGCACAGCTTCTGGAGCGTCTGAGGTCCTGAGACACCTTCCAGGCTCCATAATGGCCGTCCTCGGCCTGTAGCGGAGCCGAATCCGGGTAATTTAGCCGGGGAGACTTGCAATGTCCCTGATAGTGGAAGACGGAACCGGCCGTTCAGACGCTGAAAGCTATATCTCAGTGGCCGACGCCGATACTTACCACACCAAGTTCACGGCTTCGGCCGCTTGGGCAGGTGCGGGAACTGCGGATAAGGAAACAGCACTGAGACAGGCTACCCAGTATCTGGACGACGAGTATCGCGGACGTTGGAAGGGATACCCGGTTGACGACGAGCAGGCGCTGGCGTGGCCGCGTCTGGACGTGGAAGACGAAAACGGATACGTGGTTGATTCCGACGCCGTCCCGGAGCAAGTGCAAAGAGCAGCCGCAGAAATGGCTTTGCGCGCCCTGTCATCCGGACCTAATCTCCTGCCGGACATAGTGGAACGCGGAACCGTGAAGAGCATCCGCAAGAAACTAGGTCCGATGGAAAAAGAGGTGGAGTATGTGGGAGGTGGAACCATAGCGGTTTCCGGACAGACCAATACCCACTTCCAGAAGGTCTACAGGATGCTGATTGGGCTGATTCGGGTTGGTGGCCGTGTGGAGAGGGGATAGGCCGTGACGGACTTCGACGTTGACATGCTGGAGGTAGCTGCCCAGCTACTGGCGGAATTCGGCAAGACCGTTACGGCCTACGTTCCTGCTGTTGGGCGGACGTATGATCCGGCCACGGGAACCACTTCAGGCGGAGAGGATTCGTTCAGTGTCCTCATGTCTCCACCTGTCCCCGAACGTGTGAGGGAACGGCAGGGAGACGTGGTTGTAGCCCGAGAGGTCACAGCGGCATACATAGCCGCAGAGGACCTCCAGTTCACCCCCACAGTGGGAATGCGTGTAGTCTTCAACGGGGAATCGCATAGGGCAGTAGAAGTCTCTCCCTTGCATTCCGGGGACCAGATAGCCGCATACCATCTGACTCTGGAGTCCTGAACGTGGGAGTCCTCAAATCAGACCTGGACAAATTCGTCCTGGAGTTGAACGCCTTCACGGATAAGGTCCTCCCGGAGAATCTGGTCCTCTTCCACAAGAAACTCTCACTCCAGGTTCTTCGCGGAGTGGTCATGCGAACTCCCGTGGATACGGGACGCGCTAGGGGCAATTGGCAACTAGGCGTAGAAACGGTTCCCACGGGAGAAGTGACAGACTTCGAGAAGCCACAGGCCACAAGCGGTGAGGCTGGAAAGAAGAAACGTAGACCTCAGTTCAATGCAGTAGGAAAGGCTACCTTTGAACGGGGACTGGCCAACCTTGCTGCCCTGAAACCATTTTCCGTAGTGTTCATAACCAACAATGTTCCCTACATAGAACCACTGGAAAACGGCCACTCCAAACAGGCCCCTAATGGGATGGTCAAGGTAACGTTGGAACAGGTCAGAACGCAGTTCGCAACGGAGGTAGGCTAATGCCAGTATTCGTGAAGAAACGCTCCGGGAAGAAACCATACGTAGTGGTGGACCCGGCAGGGAAGGTCTACGGGAGACACAGAACCAGACCAACGGCCAACAGGCAGGTATCCGCTATCAACCTGTCCATGCTGCGCAAGGCAGGGAGAAAAGGACTTCCCGCCGCTCCCAAACGGAAACGGAAGTAGGGCATGTCTCTCAAACACCTCACCCTCCACAACACTATCAGAGGATACTTTGACGGGACGGTCATCCCTCTGATTTCAGGCGGACTCCCAACGCAATACGACAACGACGACACATTCGCCAAGCCGGAGAATGCACGCTGGTGTCGTTTCACCATACTTCCGGGAGAGTCCTTCCAGGTCACGGTTGGGAAGAACCAACGGTATAGGACACCCGGCGTGGCGTCTGCACAGGTTTTCACCCCAGCAGGGGCCGGGGACGCGGAAGCGCTGGGAGTAGCCGACACCATAAAGGACGCATTCCGTTCCCTCCGGCTGGGGAGTGGGATTCGCTTCAGGACGCCTTCTGTAGTTCCGGTTGGTCGCGTCGGGGATGAATGGCAAGTCAATGTGGACATGCCGTTCCAAGCCGACTCGCTTGACGACGCCCCATAACGAAAGGACTAGCAAATGTCTGACAGGGCAATTCTTCGGTTTGTGGAAGAGAACCAGTATGGCGTCACGCCGTCTGGTCAGATTTCCGCCGTCGCGACCACGAGCGTTGTTGCGGCGGACAACAGCTACAATGACAGTTCGGAAGACCTGTCGGTCTTCTCTCCCGGGCAACGGATTTACGTGTCCGGATTCGCCAATTCCGCCAACAACGGATACAAGACTGTCGTGTCGGCCACGGCCAACAAACTGATAGTCAAGGAAAGTCTCGCCGACGAGTCCGCCGGAGTGACGGTCTCCCTGGAAGCCGCCATGGTGGGAATCCGTCATACGGGGGAATCACTTGGGCAAGACACGGACACACAGACCTCCAACGAGGTCCGTTGCGACAGGCAACCGGCCACCATCGTCCGGACCGCAATCTCCGCCGGTGGAGACGTGAACTACGAACTGTCGTATGACACGTTCAACGAGTGGCTGGCGGCGGCGTTCATGGCGGCGGACTGGTCGGATAAGGTCCAGCTTCAGAATCTCGCAGACGTGACCGTGGTGGACATAGGTGGAGGCGTCTTGGTGTTCCAGTCCGCCACAGACGGCGCGTTTTCCACGCTGAATGCTTACCAGTGGATAGAGGTGCGCGGCTTCGCCACGGCTGGGAACAACGGCTACTTCAAGATAGCCGCTATCAGCAGTCAGACTCCCGGCAGTCTGGACGACAACAGGATATCCGTGCTAAACGCCGGAACGCTGGTGGCGGAAGGAACTCCCCCCGCAGACGTGGATATCACAATGGGGAGCCAGGTTGTAAACGGAGTCACCAAGCGTTCCTTCACCCTGGAACGTTACTACTGTGACTTGGTTGCCCCGGCCAAACCCTACGCCAGAATGCCGGGAATGATGGTTGACACCCTGAACCTGGACGTGACGGCGGACGCCGTTGTTACGGGAAGCTTCGGCTTCACAGGGAAGCAATCACAGTCTCAGGCGGACTCCGCCGGATATCACACAGAGGACCCGCCGGACAATGAGGTAGTAGCCTCCACGTCCGACGTGGAAGCCATTCTGGAGAACAACGAGGTCACAGAGGTCACTTCCTTCACGCTGGCGCTGGCCAACAATCTGCGGAACAAACCCGCTGTGGGCTCCCTCGGTCCGGTCGGCAAGGGGGTAGGACAGGTCAACCCCACGGGAACCGTCCAACTCTACTATGAAGACGAAGCTGTCATGGACAAGTATCTGGACTTCGAGTGGTCCGCCTTGTCCACAGTTGTGGAGGACGAAGACGGAAACGTCTACATCATTGACCTGCCCAGGGTCAAATACACCAATGGACGCCGTGTTGGCGGAGGAATCAACACGGACATAATCGCCGACATGACGTGGGAAGCCGCACGTCACCTCACAGAAGACGTGACCATTCGGCTGGTCAAGTTCGCTGCGGCGGACACGTGATCCGTTACGGGATGCCCTCCCGTAGCGTGACGGGAACTAGGGCACAATAGGGAGGAACCCGATGGCTGGGTTCAAGCTGGATTCGCTCAAGGTGGACGACACCCTGCAAACGGAGGGTGTCTGGACGGAACTGTTTCCCGGGCTACAGGTGCGGATTGCGCGGCTTGGGAATCCCAAGTGTGAAAAGCTTCTCCAGAAGCTGCGCAAGCCGCACCTCCGGACTCTGCGGAAGGGACAAATCTCGGAGGAACTGGCCGACAGTCTGCTGAAGCAGGCTATGGCCAAGACCGTTCTTCTGGACTGGAAGGGGTTGGTAGTGACCGGGGAGAACGGGGAAGACGTGAGTATCCCCTACTCCCCAGAGCAGGCGCTCAAGTTCTTCCAGGACAAATCCATCCCCGACTTCTTCGACGCCGTTTTGGAGTTCTCCCGCAACGCACAGAACTTCCACGAGGACGACAAAGAGGAAACGGAGGGAAACTGAGTGCGGTTCTACGCTGGCAATTGGAATGGGCGCCCTTTATCAAACTCCTGGAACGCCGGAGAGCTAAAGGGCGTCCAACCCCAGCGTTGGACAATGAACCCGCGTTGTTTGTTGACCTCATTCCGGCGTGGGAGGCGTTCCTTGACCTTCACCGGAGCCGGCAGATTCTCTTCGACGTGTGTCCGTTCGCTGTGTCCGACGTGGAGGCGTGGCTTAGACTCCACGGATACTCAGGAGAACTTGCCGTGGACCTATACGACCAGATTTCGTGTCTGGATTCGGTATGGGTTGAATGGGCCAGGAAGAAATCGGACGATGAACGGAAGGAACTCCAGGACCGTTTAGGGAAGGGGAGACACCGTGGCCGACCTCCCAGTAAGAATAGACGCAAGACAGGCGCGCGTAGGCGCGTCTCAGTTCGTGGACGCCGTTCACAAAATGCGGGCAGGAGCGGCGCAGGCCACCAGAGACACCAACGAGCTTGACAAGGCTACCAACAAGTTCGGGAATACGGCCAAGACGGTCACACGGATAGTTGGAGGTCTGTTCGCCACCGTAGGAACAACTATAGCCTTTCGTCAAGCAGTTGGGATCATAGCGGACTTCGAGTTCGTCATGTCTCAGGTCAAAGGCGTCTCTGGCGCGACGGCCGAGGAGTTCGGCAGACTGGAAGATTCCGCGCGGGAACTGGGAGCAACTACTGAGTTCTCCGCCACACAGGCAGGGGATGCCCTGTTGTCCCTGTCCCGCGCGGGATTTGAAGCCAACGAGTCAATAGCCTCTCTGGAACCAACGTTGAATCTGGCGACAGCAGCGGCTATAGGACTGGGGGATTCAGCGGCTATAGTTGCTGGTTCCCTTCGCCAATTCCAACTCCCAGCCACGGAAGCGGAACGGGTAACGGACACCTTCCTGAATACGGCTAACAGTGCAGCTACCAATGTGACGGAACTCTCCGAAGCCATGAAGCTGGCGGGACCCGTAGCTGCCCAACTAGGCCGGTCCATAGAGGAAACGTCCGCTACAGTAGGAGTTCTCGGGGACTTTATGATTCAAGGTTCAATGGCCGGGACCAACCTGCGGGGAATCCTAGCCGCTATTTTGGACCCGACCGAGAAGGCTATGTATGCCCTTCGTGAAATGGGGATAGCGCTGGAAGACATTGATCCAGCCACCAAGTCACTCTCGGAAATCTTCAAGGTCTTCCGTGACCGTGGACTGGACGCTGGGAAAGCCGTGGAGATATTCGGCAGACGCAACGTTGCGGCGGCGCTGGCGTTGGCGTCTGCGGCGGACCGTGTAGAAGCATTGACCAAGGCCAACGAAGCGGCCGCAGGGGAAGCCAAGCGCATGGCGGAAATCATGCGCAATACCTTGCGTGGCTCTATCAACAATCTCAAATCCGCCGTGGAGGAACTGTTTCTCAAAACCGGAGACGCCGGACTCTCAGGCGCGTTGCGGCGCGTGGTGGACGTGGCTACGGAGACTATCCGGATGATGGTTGGACTAAAGGTGGAGGTGGACGAAAACACGCGCGCCGCTGAAGTCCTGCTCAGAGTCCTGCAAGGCGTAGCTGTGGCTCTAGCGGCCATAGTGGCTATCAAGGCTGTGGTTTTCCTGAAGACTGTCACGCTGGGGTTCTACAGCGCCGGATTGGCCATAGCAACGGCTACGGCGTCCCTGCTGGGATACAACGTGGCCATGTCGGCCGCTACTGCCCAGACCGTGGCGCTGGTGGCTATCATAAGCAAGGCCATAGCCGTGGTGACGGTCTTCCTGTCTCTCTTCTCTGTTTCTGCTTATGTCTCCAGCAACAGCCAAGCCGTTCAGGTCTTTATGAGTGAAGTAATACTAGGCTTCCGGCAAACCGTGGAGACAATCAGTCTCTTGGCCAAGTCGGCCGTAGAATCAGTCACGTGGTTGATTGACAAGCTGTCTCAGGGGATGGTCCTCTTTGGCGCGGACTTCATAGCTGCGCTACAGAAGATCACTACGGTTGGAGGACCGCTTCTGTCCCGGTTAGGGGTAGACGTGCAGGGGTTGAACCGTGAGTTCCAGGAGACCATTGACACTCTCCGCACACAAGCCGGGGAATTGGGAGGTGCGGACCTATCCAGTCGTCTGAACCCGTTGATAGACGAATCCATAGCCCATGTCCAGGAAGCCGTAGAATTGCACAAGAGCGCCGTGGAGCAAATCAAGCGCGACTTGGCCGATGGTCCTGACCCCACGAATTGGAGTGACTTCTTTGATTGGGTAGGGGACAAACTGGACGGATACAAGCAGAAGCTGAAGGACTCGCTTGGATTGGACTTCGGCATGGGGGATTTCAACATCCCCGACAAGATCAAGATAGACCTCCCCGATGTGGACCCCACGATGTTGGAGGCTATCAACAAGGCTGTGGAGGGACTATCCCAACCCACGGACCAACGAGAGGGAATCAACTTCCTGACCGAGAGAATAGGTCTGGTGGAGCAAGAGAATCAGCTTGTGGGGAAGTCTGCGGAATTGCGCAAGGTGGAGCAAGAAGTCCTCCAGGCGTCCATACAGGCGGATAAGGAAATGTTGAAGGGGAAAGACGCTCTTCTCCAGCGCCTCAGAGAGGCATTGACGGTCCAGGTCCAGACCAACGCCGTAGAGGACGTGAGAGAGCGCGTGCGCCAGCTAGAGCAGGAAGCAGACCTGATAGGAAAGACAGCGGGAGGGAAAGAGCAGGAAAATGAACTCTTGAAGGCCAGAAACGCATTGCAGGCCGTGGGTCTGGACCAAGACCATGAAGCCTATGTCCAATTGGAGGCTATAGTAGCTCTTCTCCAGAAAAAGAAGGTGGAGGAAGCGTTCGACAAGGTGATAGAAGGTCTCCAGAAGGAGCGAGAGGCTATAGGACAAACCAACGCCGAACGCAGGTTCACCACAGCGTTGGAACAGGCCAGAACCGTAGTGCAGGAAAAAGGGTTGGACCTTTCCTCCCAGCAAGAGGCGTCCGTCCGCCGAGAGATACAGGCTATCAACGATAAGAACGCCGCTTTGAAATTCAACGAGATTCTCCGGGATATGGAAGAGCAAAACAGGTTGCTGTTGCTGGGGAATGCGGAGAGGGAGCGTGAACTCATTCTTGCACGCGCGCGCAAGGCCGTGGAGGAAGAGGGAGGGAGGTTCACGGCGTGGCATACGGACCAGATAGAACAGCAGGTCCAACAGACCGAAGAACTCCGCAAGATACAGGCCATGTCCGACCTCCGCCGGGAATTTGCCTTGGAACGCGAAATGATCCTTATGTCCGACGAAGAAAGGGAACGTGCTATCCGCCTGGAGGGGATCAAGCAGGACATGCGCTCTCAGGGAATAGAACTGACCCAACAGGACATAGCTCTGATAGACGAGCAAATACGCCAGACTCAGAAGCTGGAAGAACGAATGGCTATCTTCAGAGACATAGCGCGTGAAGCCGGTCAAGAGATAGCTGAACAGTTTGAGCTAATGACGTGGGAAGCCAAGTCGTTCAAGGACGCCCTCCGCGATGTGACCAAAGAGATATCACGGATGGTCTTCAAGCAAATGGTGACACAGCAGCTAGCCAACCTGATTACTGGAGGACTCCAGGCCGGGTTTGCCGCTGGAGTGGGCGCCAGCAGTGGTGGGGGAGGCGGAAGCACTTCCGCTGTCACCGCGGGTCTTCGCGGCGGTGGCAATCTGGGTCCCCAGCAGTATGGCGGTGTGTTCATGCGTCCTACGGACTTCCAGACTTCCGGGGGAGAGACCGGAATCTTCGGGGAATCCGGACCGGAGGCGGTTATGCCTCTTGGAAGGGATTCCAAAGGACGGTTGGGAGTCATGGCCAATGGAGAGGCAGGCGGTTCCCGCCTCACTCAGAATGTCACCATGCACGTCCACACGCCGGATGCTGATTCGTTCCGGAGGTCACAGACACAGATATCCGCCGACCTGCACAGGGTAGGCCGGTCCTTCGTAGAACAGGAGAGGAACCGTGGGCTTTCACGAGGTTAGGTTCTCAGACGCTATCAGCTACGGGACTTCCGGAGGTCCGGGTTTCAGCACGTCTATCATCGTAACGGACTCCGGCGCGGAAGAGCGCATCCCGCATTGGGAGTCTGCCCGTAGACGCTATGACGTGAAGTGGGCTATAAAGTCCAGGGACGAACTGCGGGAAGTAGCGGAGTTCTACATCCGCAGATTGGGTCCGGCCTACGGGTTCCGTTACAAGGACTGGTTGGACTATGCCTCTACGGCGGAGGGAAGGGTTTCTGACGACGAGGGGATAGCCGTCACGGCCTTTGACCAGCTTCTACGCACAGGGGACGGCAGTCTGACACAGTTCCAGCTAGTCAAACGCTACCAAGACCTGTTGGTGGACCGTGTGCGCACCATAACCAAACCAGTCCAGGGAACCGTCCGCGTGGGAATAGATGGTGTGGAGCAGACCTCCGGATGGTCCGTCAACACCACCACAGGGATAATCACGTTCACAACCGCACCCGGCGGGAATCTGGACGTGACGGCTGGGTATGAATTCGACGTCCCGGTCAGATTCGGGAAGGAAGTGGACCTGTCTTTGGGAATGTCACACGAAGCGTTTGACATAGGACAGATACCCAACATCCCCTTGGTGGAAATCCGCGACGAGGTAGCGCAGTCCGAGGAATTCTTCTTCGGCGGCGCGGCCTACATAACCCTGTCCGCCGACAGAACCATTTCCCTGAATGACGGGAGAGTCCTGCACGTCACACCCTCCGCCAACGGATACGCATTGCTTCTCCCCAGCAACCCCACTTCCCTTCCGGGAGGGGGACCCTACTGGTATATCCACAACGCCAGTGATTCCTACACGTTTGAAATCCGGGATCACGAGGACACCCTGATTTCCTTGGTGGGGTTGGGGAAGACCGTGGAGATAGTGCTTGCCCGTTACACCACTTTGTTCAAATGGTTGGCCATATGATTACCCTGGAGAAACATCTAGGCGGTTCGTTCTGGAACCCTATAGGGACCAACCACAAGCTGGGTTCCCAGTCACCGCGGGTGCAATATGTGTCCGTGGCCAACCCCGGTTCCAAGATATGGCTTCCTCCCGCCACCTACATGCGTCCAGGCGGACCCAGATTCATCATCGCCAACAACCCCAGCAGCACATATCCGTTAGAGTTGGTCAACAGAACCGGAGTCACAGAGATAGCAGAGGTTCCCCCGGAATACTCGGTCACGTCCAGTCTGGTTGATCCTTCAATTCTGGACGGGTCCACTCCTGTAGGGTTATGGACACACAGACTCCGCAAGCTTGGTGGAGCAGGCTGGGGTGATCCGGACCTTGACGAACACGACGACTTCTTGTTGGCCGCGTGGCAATTCAACCAGAGTGGAAGCATGGGAGACGATACTGCTCCAGCCAACAATGATTTGTCCCTAGTGGTATCCCCCACGTCCATTACAGGAAGATATGGGGCAGGAACCAACTTGTCCGGAGGCTACTTCACACGAGACGGGAACTTGAGCACACCCGTGGAGGTTCACCACTGGACATGGTCGCTCTGGTTCAGGTATGACACCTCACCCGCCAGCCACGGCGACAGATACTATCTGGTCTACTGGATAGGCAATCCCGCTCCAGGAACCGGGAGTGACTTCACCATCTATCTGGCCAATCACTACAGCTACATTTGGTTGGTGGCGGACTCGGCTACTATAGGACCGGCGCTGGGGTTCAGCTTCAACGTGCATTCTCTCAATTTATTCGATGGGCAGTGGCACAACCTTATCTTCAAACACAAAATGGAATACAACTTGTTAGGAATCCCAACTTCGGCAGAGCAATGGCTCTATCTGGACGGGAACTTGTTGGGAAACACCAGTGGACTTGGCCATGATACAGAAATGTGGGAAGCGGGAGTCAACCGGGACGAAGACCTGATACTGGGAAGAAAGTATGACGGAACATCCGCGTGGCCTGGAGACATGGACGAATTCTACTTCTGGGCAGGGGCCAAGAACGATGATGACGCGGGAGAGGCTTTGTTGTCGGATGACGCCGTAGCTGCCCTGTGGAACTCTGGAGCAGGAACCTTTTACGTGGGATGATCTATGCCTTACGCATTGGATAACTGGATAGCCTGGCTCACGGGAGAAAGGGTTCACCGTTGGTGCAATCTGTGGCGGATCACCAGACAGGATGCTGTGACGTTTCGTTTCACAGACCATGACCGGCCCGTCATCTTCCCAGAGAACGGAACGGACCAGACGTATACCCCGTCCGGCGGCGTGAACGCCACGGCTTATCAGAAGACTTCCAGCCTTCGTCCGGACAACCTGGAGATAGTAGGTATCATAAATGATGCTACCATTACAGCTTCGGACCTTCGCACGGGAAAGTTCCGGGAGGCGGAGATTGACCACTATCTGGTGGACTGGCGCTATCCGTGGGCTGGAGCAATCCAACACAACCGCTATTGGATAGTCGAAGTGACCTACAACGGAGAGGAATGGCAAGCCAAGATAGAGGGGATAGGGCGCTGGTTGAACCAGAACGTTGGAGAGGTCTACGGGAGAACGTGCAGACACACGCTTGGAGACACTGCCTGCGGAATCAACCTAGCCTCATGGACTGACACTGGGGAAGTGGGCGCGGTCTCCAACCGGAGGATTTTCACCATAGTGAATGTGGACCCCGGAGACCAAGCGGCCGGACGCACAGCGGGATACTTCCAGTATGGTCTTCTCACCTTCACCTCCGGCAACAATTCCGGACTGGCCTTCGAAGTCAAGGCGCATGTAGACCTAACCGGAACCAAATACATAGAGTTTTACGTGTTTGCCCCATACACTATCCAGGCTGGAGACCGCTTCACGGTCTACGCCGGATGCAACAAGATATGGGGCACGTGCAAAAACCAGTTCTTCAATCAGGTGAACTTCGGAGGATTCCCCTTCATTCCCGGCAATGACGCCATGCTACAGACCCCACTTTCCAAATGAGCACAGCAAGAGACATAGTGAGACTGGCGCGCGGATATCTGGGAACTCCGTTCCATCACCAAGGAAGGATTCCCATTTCCGGTTTGGACTGTGTGGGGTTGGTGGTTCGTGTGGCGTCCGATATGGGAATCCCCGTGCAGGATGACACCAAGTATCCGCGTGTGGCGCGGGACAACCGGATGCTGGAGGTGATGCTACATAACGGCCTGACGCCCATCCCCGCCTTCCTCCAGCAACCGGGAGACGTGTTGGTCTTCTGGTTCAACAGCGCCAAGCGTTGGCCACAACACGCGGCCTTCAGGACTGACTATGGGATGCTGCATACCTACACTACTGTGGGTAGAGTGGTAGAACATGGGTATACTCCCCCGTGGCAAAAGCGCCTGTTGGCCGTCCTGAGATTCCCGGAGGTTGAACCGTGGCAACAGTAGTTCTAGGCGTGGCTGGAAGCGTAGCGCTAGGTCCCGTGGGAGGGATACTGGGAGCCACGGTTGGGAGTTACATTGACAACGCTTTCCTGTTCCCTCTGATTTTCCCGGAGGACGAGCCCGAACCTATGTATGGTTCACGAGTGGGCTCCCTGCAAGTCCAGACGGCTTCGGAGGGAACAGGCGTCAAGTATTGTCTGGGTCCGGGAATCAGAATCTCCGGGACCGTCATATGGGTTTCCACGTTGATAGAGGTGGCCAACGAGACTCCGGGGGAGAGTGTGGGTAAGGGAGGTGGAGGAACCACCAGTCCGTCTACAGTCAACTATTATTATTACGTGGACGTGGCCGTTGCTATCTGCGAGGGAGAGATAGAGGACATAGACAAAGTATGGGCAGACGGGGTATTGATCTACGACAGCGGGGAGGACCCCCGCTACTCCAGCCGTGTGGCGGATGAAATCCGCTTCTACCCTGGAAGCATGACACAGGACCCGGACGATATCATAGAGGCTTACGAGGGGGCAAGTGAGGTTCCGGCGTTCAGGGGGACAGCCTACATGCTGTTCCACAGGCTGTATCTCGGAGACTTTGGGAACCGAATTCCCCAATTCTCGTTCCAGGTCAAGGCCGAATCCTCCAAGACCGTGCAATCCGCCCTAGTGGATATTCTGACGCGCGCGGGTCTGGACGCTACGGATTATGACGTGACCGCAGTCACTGGCAACCTGGACGGTTACGCCGTTCCCGGTCCCCAGAAGACCTCACAGGTTCTTAGCCCACTAATGACCGCGTTCGATTTGGTGGCCAGACAATCCAATGGTGTTCTGGTGATAGAACCGCGTGAGACCTCTGAAGTCACGGTCCTGGACCCGGATAGTCTGGCGGCGCACGAGGAAGACAGTGATCCGGCGCGTCCTGCTGAAATCAGCGAGGTCTTCGGGGGAGACCTTCCCCGTGAAGTGAACCTTCAATACATAGACAAGGACGCCGACTACCAACAGGGGAGCCAGCGAGAACGTAGAATCCAGACCCCTGCGGATACCGTGGTGAACCTGAACTTGGCCGTGGCTATGAACGGCGCTACGGCGCGTGAGATAGCGTCCAGGGAGCTTTGGCAACCGTGGGTCCAACGGCAGGTCATAAAGCTCCAGCTTCCTCCCAGCAGCGTCACAGTAGAGGCTAACGACATTCTGGAAGTCACCATGTTCGACGACACTACCTTCGGGATTTTCGTCAAACGTGTGGACGTGGGGATCAACAGCCTTTTGGTAGTGGAGGGAGTGGTAGAGGCTACTGGAGGACAAGGCTACTCCGGGATAGCGGATGCTCCGGACCTTCCAGCCAATGCGCTTTATGTCCCCCCGGATATCAGTTTCTACCTTTGTGACATTCCGCCCATCATCCCCACGGATATTGTGGCTGGCAATGGTTCGGCATACCTCTACATAGCCCAATGCACCACCAACCCGGACCTGGAGTATGCTGGCGCATTCTATTATGAGTCCTTCACGTCCGGGGAACTGGAGTATCAAAACGGATATGCCCCTATAGAAACCGTCATGGGAACTGCGGATACTGTGTTGGCTTCTGGTCCGGAGGGATACTGGGATAGAGAAAACACTGTGGACGTGGTGTTGACCAACGGAACGCTGGCCAACGCGGACGAAGACGATATCTACAGAGGCGGTTACATGGCCCTTCTTGGCGATGAAATCATAGCCTTCGAGAATGCTGCTCCAACAGGGTCCCCGCGCACATACAGACTAGGCAAGTTGTTGCGTGGACTCCGTGGAACAGAATGGGCTATCAATAGTCACTCTATGGGGGAACGGTTTGTTCTGTTGACAAACATGTCCGGCGCGCTTTCCGTTGGAGTCAACAGGGGATTCCTTCACCTTCATATCTGGTATGGCGTGTCCAGCTACTGGAAGTGCATTTCCCCCGGAGGGGACGCCACAACGGCCGCAGAAACCCAATTGGACTTCCAGGCCAACGGAGTCAAACCCTTCTCCCCAGTCCATATAACCGGAAGCAGAAACACAGCCAATGACCTGACCATTTCCTGGATACGCCGGACCAGAATGCCCGTAAAGCTCTTCAGTTCTCCAGGGATAATCCCGCTTCTGGAGAGCGAGGAATCCTACGTAGTGGAGATACTGGCCAACCCCGGAGACGCCACACCGCTTCGGACGATTGTGGTTGACTCCGCCACGTCCGTGGTGTATCCCGCTACTGGGGATGGTTCGCAGACTGAAGACGGCTTGACCCCCGGAGACCTTGTGAACGTCAGGATAGCGCAAGTCTCCACGTCCGGCGGACCAACCAGAGGATTCGCCAGAGAGGGAACCATCTAATGAGCAATACTCCAAAAACCAACCTCCCGCGTCTGGCCACAGGACAGGCCAACGCGGAGGTGATCCACAATGAAGCCTTGAACAGGTTGGACACCTTTACCCAGCTTTCGGTCAAGGACCGCGATCTGTCCACACCTCCCGGAAGTCCTGCCGAAGGTGACACGTATCTGGTCGCCACCAGTCCTACAGGAGACTGGACCGGCCACGCCGGTGATGTGGCTATGTATTACA